AGCGTTACCAGACACCAGAGCGTTACCAGACACCCAAGCGTTACCAGACAAGTTAGATTCTTTCTCTATGAAGCCTCCCTTATCACCCTTCTTAACATTACCAAAGTCTTTGGTTGCTTCTATACGGTATAGCTTTACGCCACCAACTTGCTTTACTTCATCTGTTAGTTTGTACTTACTCATTAGACTCCTCCTTAATTACTTTACGAACATCTGCTAGTGCTTGGTTGTAGCCCTCCTCATAGGTGAGCTGTCCTAAGTCGATTGGCTCCATTTTATCCTTTGGCAAGCTCTTATCTAGTAGGTCTAGTATGGCTTGGGTGGCTTCGTCATCCCAGCTCATAGGATAGCCAATACCCTCGGTTTCAGCCTCACTCCGCATATAGGCTCGCATATTCTTACCGTATTCTAGTAGTATCTCTTGTAGTTGTTGCTTAGTTGACATACATCACTCCTGTGCTTAACTTCTTCCTACTTCTTGACCATGCTTTACAGCTTCCACACTGGAATCGCTCATACGTTGCTGTCTTGGTGTAGGTCATCCCGGCTAACTCCATCTCAGGTGCTCCACAGTTGGGGCAGGTCATTGGCCGCCCATCTGCTAGGGCTACGCTAGGGTGGCTGGTGATCCACGGCCGGAGCTTGTAGTAAATATCCTCTAACAGCACTACATCTTGCTTGTTGTAACGTTTCATCTTAGCCCAGGCCTTAGGGTCGCCCTTCATACAATCCATCCACAGCTTAAACCCGCCCGTACTCACTTTACGGCCTAGCTTGAGATGTTCGCCCAGGTCATCTAACTTATTAGAGTTGAACTTGAAGTGCTTGCGGGCGATCTTCAGCGTATCTATAGTTTGGGTAGGGCTTGGCGGTGTCATATCATGGTATAAGAACCTAGCGTGGGCTTTCTTCTTGTCAAAAGTATCGCCATTATGGGCTATTAAAACATCAGCTTGGTCGAATAGCTCGTGCAGCTTAAGAACTAGGCCAAAGTCGTCGGTTGGATCCTTCTTATACAGGTCAAAGTCATCTAACCCTAATACGTGGGTCTTCTTCTCCCCTAACCACTTCCAGGCAATGGTCATAATATGCCACTCCTGCTCATACTCTAAAACGTTCTGTTCGTACTTACCCCAGACCCATCCCAGGTTTGGACTCGTTTCTAAATCATAGACTAGTACCTTCATTGCTCGTTCCTCACCATTATCCATTTTTGCTTTATCTTATGCTTTTGCCATCTAATTGCTTCAGTTGTGTTATAGCCAAGGATATCTTTTATTTCCGCGGGAGTCTTACCCTCCTCATATAAGTCCCATATGGCACGTTGCTTCACACTCAGACTATCAACAAGTCTATCCCGGCGCATCCTGATGTCAGCCAATTCCACAATATCAGGCCCGCCGGTTGGTATAGATGCAAGCTGTTCATCACTTCCCGCCGTGTCGTCCCAGGTTTGGGTGTAGTCAAGGCTATACTTCTGTTCATAGGCTCGCCAGGCTTTAGTCCTAACCATCTTCTTAGCTACCCCATGAGACCCGTATTTCTTTATCATAGCTTCCCACCGGTCGCAATCAGCTGAGCTGAGGTGGATACCATCGACCTGTTTAGGCCCTGTTATGCCGTCAACACTCACAGTTGTGCCCCCTTATCTGCTCGCATACTGGACAGGAATGACTGTCCCAAGCTGATCCGCCGCTTAATAATGTCCTGTAGGTCAGATAGTTCATCTGCTGTACGCTGAAAAGCCCGTACACTACCCTCCAGGGCGTTCTTACGCTTATCCTCTGAGCTTAGGCTAGGGTCAAAGAATTTAGACTTCATCTCTGATAGCTCTTCCGCGGCCTCCCGGTACTTTAGTGATACATAACCTGACCATGCTTCACACTCTGCTAGTTGCCCCATAAGAGCATCGCCAAAGTCCTTGTTTAGTGGCTCCTCTAATAGTTTTCTAAGCTCGCCCACTTCTTTCATTTCAAACCCTCCAATCTTTCCTTTAGTTGAACCTCTAAATCTAATAAATCCTGTATTGTCTCCTTGAAGTTCGCCTCACTCCTGGGCTTGCCCTCCACTTCCTCATGTAACCACTTATGCTTGTCAGGAAACTTCTGTTTCAACCACTCCGCCGAGGCAATCTTGTTGTTATCGAACCAGTAGTGGCAGGAATTAGTCCCCACCCCCGCACACAGGGCCAAGCAGTTGTTCTCGTTCCAGCGTATCGACTTCTTCCGGCGGGCCTCTATGTGTGCCCACTGGATGTTGGCTCCCCCGCCTACAAGCCCACAGCGTTGGCAGGTGTACTCGGCTTGTATCTTGCAGATCTGCCTGGCTAGGTTGTCCAGCCTTCGTGTCATGGCCGTGCGAGTAGGTTGTTTAGCCATTATCCGGCTCCAGTAACTTCTCTGGCTTCTTACCATCCAGCATGTCGTATATCTTTATGAGCAACCTTTTGGCCTCTAGTGTGTCTGGCGACTCGTAGAATGCCCTGCCCTCCTTTATCTCATGGCGAATAACCTTCTGTAGTAGGTCACGTTCTATATCCTCTAGCTTTATGGCTACCATTTCCCACCTGCGATGTATTCTAGTAGGGCAGGCTCGGTGCACTCACGTAAGAAGGCTGCTGCGGTCTTGTAATCGCTGAAGGTTCCTGAGTTTTCTATACCCTTGCCGTAACGTACGATTATTTTCGATTCTGGCAAAATGTCCCTCCTGATGGCATCCAAGAATTTTCTATATCTTTGCATTGTGTATGTTTTACCGTCTGAATTTATAAATGTGAAAGTAGGGGCAGGTTTAGCCATGTCGGGCTTCCTTAAAAGCTTGGTCAACTTCTCTAGCTGTTTCTTCCCACTGCTCTAAGGTAAGCTCCTTGTACTTGCTCTCCTTCTTAATCTCCTCATGCAGGTAGCCCATAGCGTTGAACAGTAGTCCGCAGATGGCTTCGCGCAGTTCTACTTCCTTACCCTCAAAGTCGTAGGTAGGATAATCCCGGTGTATTGACCACCAATCCATAAAGTGCCTGTAGGCTGACTTCATGTAGACATCTTGGGGGATGCCGTTCTGCCAGTTGTCTGAGTCGCGGAGCGATCCATCCTTAAGCTGTCGGTTCGTGTGCATATAAGCCCCAAATGCCCGCATTACTGGAACACTTAAGAATCCTTCATAGTCGTGCTTATGGTCTGCAACGTCTCTATTCGCACCGGTATCGAACTGTCTAATCTCGCTCATAATCATCCTCCTTTATGATTGCTGTGGTGAAGGCTTTTTTACGAGAGCCCTCATAACTCGTCTACTAAGGCCAGGGGAAACCTTAGAAGAGCTTGGCCTGCGGGTCATCTTCCGGGTGGAAGTGCTCGCGGACGTAATGGTTGGACATGTGGAGTGGTGTACCCACCTTGCGGCGGTCGTACCACATGTAGGCCCAGGTACGCAGCCATCGGGTGAACCGAGTCCCCTTGACCGGTGGGTTGCCCCAGTTGTAGTCAACCTTCATGTTCACCTCCTTCGAGGCTGTCGAGCTCGTCGTCCAGGTGGTCGGCGAGGATGTGGGTGTATTCCTCCATGGCCTTCTCATCCCACGGGGTGGGGAGAGGCCGTACCTGCATGGGGAACCCCAACTCCAGAAGCTGGGTCAGAAGCTCCCGACACTCAAATACCACGAAGGTCTTCGGGTCGGTCACGTACAGGTGGTCGTAGCTGGGAGCCTCGGTAAAGAGGCAAACCCATGTGTTCTCATCGGTCAAGGTGACGGGGATTCCGGCAATCCTGACTTCCAGTTGCATGGCTGAGCCTCCTCTGCCTTTTTCCGTTCGATGGCCTGTCGCATTTCTCGCGCCGATGGTTTCTTCGGCGGTAACGTGGTTGCATGCAACACCCGGTGGGCGTCAACACACATCCATACGATGTAGAGTCTCCTAAACTCCTTTTCTAGTTGGGACTTGTACGACTTGCGTGGATATGCCAAATGGTGCCTGTTAAAACTTGTACACTCCTCACCTTTTGGACTGTGGACAGGGCACGGACCTTGCGGCTCTTTGAGCAATGCACTCTACTCTCTACTTGTAGGTCGATTGGTTTGAGCCAACTCCTCTTGTAGGTGTCGTGAACGCTCTCTCTATATCCCACCCTTGTTGCTTGATACGTGACATGACGGTGTGCATATTGATGTTCCGCCGCCTAGCCATGTTCGAGAACGTATCAACCTCTCCTCCAACTTCGACGATCCTGTTATCGCTAACGTTGTTCATCTGTTGTTGTTGTGTTGACCACTTGCAATTGTTCGGCTCATAATTACCGTTAGAGTCGATTCGGTCGATAGAGTGTCCAGGTGTTGGCTTCTTACCCATATCCCTGAGGAAGTTAGCGAACCCATTTCTGCCTAACCACCGGTCACAGACTGTGATACCACGTCCTCCATATAAATTGAACTTTCGGTACTTTGGGTAGTAGCATCTGGCTTTCATCGCACGATACGAGTTGTACTCGCTCTTGTGCTCGACGTTTCCGCCGTGTCGATAGTTCGATGCTTCCCTCCCTAGTCGTGCCAATGTTCAATCCCCATTTAATGTACTAAGCCGGTATTTCCGACTTACCAGGAGGCAAAATCCCTGATAAAGCAAAAAGGCCTTTGCTGGCTCGGCAAAAGTCTTTAGGCGGCTCTATTCAGTTGTTATAAGTATAATACTACAAAGCGCTTATGTTTGTCAAGTCGTCCTCTGCAAAGTAGGGTGTCCAGCTATCCTCCTCTCCTACAAAGGTAACTTGATAAACGTGGGGGTAGTTCTTGCGGTTAATCCGCAGTATCTTTACCTCCCTGCCACGCCAGTCACCTATATCAGAGTTCTTGACTACAACCGCCTGCCCAAGCTCAAACTTTAACGGGCCATTATACTGGTCAACCGTAGAACCACAGTGTTCGCAATATGTCATTCCTCCACCCCGTTGTCTACCAAGATAGACTCAAAATCTGCTATGTCCTGTTCGGTTATAGGGTGTTCCAATTCGCTATCGTATGGTTCCTCTGGGATTCCGAACACCCCAACAATGATCTTCACGTTATCAGCCCGCCATCCCACTGGATCTTCTTAGCCTGTGGCTTGGGTGGGTTCTTCTTAATCTCCCAGTCGAAGAACGCCTTTAAGCCTAAGAACGGTTTGATGGGCTCGTTGTACTCTTTGAACTGCCAGCCCTTCTGCGTCTTGGTGGTGAGTTTGAGGATGGCAGTTCTCGCCCTCTTCCCGGTCATCTCCTCGTAAGCCTGCCGGTAGGCTGCAAGCTGTAAGCCCATAGCGTCATGCAAGCTCTTAGAGGTCTTAAAGTCTATGATCCAGAGCTCACCGTCTATCTCACACACAAAGTCCGCTGATCCAGCGTAGCCGTGTCGTGTGCTGTAGACGAACTGCTCTGTTGCTATTAGATCAGGCTTGAACTTATCTAACCACCGTGTGAACCCATAGAATAGTTGTGAGAACTCCCCAATAGGGTCTTCGGCAGGGAGCTCAACAGTAAGCCCATTTAGGAACCTCTCGCAGGCACTATGTACCTGTGTGCCCAGGTCAGCTCGCTTCCGCATGTATCTATCGGCTTCCTCAGGCCCTACAGTGTCCCGCCATGCCTGGAGTGCTGGCTTGTTGGCTACGTCCAGGATAGTTGTTACAGACCATAGGCCTTCTTTATGTTCTGGGACAAGCTGCCCCTCTGTGTTGTACTTGTGCCTCATATAAACGCCCTAAACACAATCTGCACGGCTATCAGGTAGCCCAAGTAGAGTGCCCCTAAGCCTAAGAAGAACCATAATACTACGTCTGAAACTCTCATCTATTCATCCCCCTTGCGTAAGTTGCTGATAGTCTCTTGCTGGAATCCGCAGGCCAACAGTGCTGGCTTTATCAAGATACCCCATACATCATCTATATGCTCGACATCGCAAGGAACTTCTATTCTAACCTTGGGCGACATAGCCTCTGGATCGCTCCACCCCTCGTTATCACTTAACTGAACTTCTATATACGCCATAACACCCTCCTTTTAATAATACCGATGGGCCCGCGGGCGGCCCGTTGTGTTCTATTTACCACCAGTGCGCAGATTGCCAGAAGGCTACTGCCCCTGCCCAACTGCCATACCGGCCTATCGCATAGCTATTACACCAGCGTAGTTGTGTTACTGGGTTCGTCAGGTAATCAGCTCCTGCGGATGACATTTTCCTACCAGGTAAGGCCTGGCATAATCCTGTCGCTCCTATGGAATTCACTACTAGATGTCTCCAGCCTGATTCTCTGGTAACGATGTAGTCTACATAACCCCAGTCACTTTGGGGTATGCCCGCTTGGGCCATCCATGTAGTCTTATCACCAGAAGGTTGAGCGATTGGTGCTGGCACTGGTTGCTGTGCAACTGCTGCCGCTTGTTTAGCCTTAGCTTCCGCCTCTGCTTTTTCTTTGGCTAACCTTTCGTTCTCAACCTTGATCTGTTCTTCACGCTTAACCAGTTGAGGCTGAATAGCCTTGTCCCAGTCTGGCGATTTGTAACTGATCGCGTTTTGTAAGGTACGTGCTACGTGGTCATCTGCTGCAACCTGGTTTTTAACCGCGGTTACGACCTCGTTTATCCCTAGTGCCGCACTAACCCTATGGGGGTAGAACAACGCACTAAGCGCCAGGCAGGCCAGCAATATGCCTGCAAGGACTTTCAGCGATCGGCTTAAAATAAGCTTCTCTCCGTTACGTGGTATGCGAGAATCCCGGCTTTAGGCCTTTCATCTCGTTAACATGGAGCCCCCTGCAAGATTCGAACTCGCGACCCTTTGCTTACAAAGCAAACGCTCTGACCAGCTGAGCTAAGGGGGCATAGGGCATCAAGCCAAAACCAAACAGGCTCGATGTTATCCCTAGTACTGGGCTGCTTCGCCACACATGCTAAATTGCGATTTAACCAGCATTTGGGCTGCTGGCACCCAGAATGTTTTTGTTTTTAGCATTACGAACGTGCTTAGAGTGTGTGCTCTCCGCTTATTTATCTACTGTAATTTCAAGGTTCTACTTACCAACCGCATCCCTTCAAACCCAAGCGATGCCTTGTAGTTCTCGGTCCCACGGTTTCTATTCTTGGTGAGGTGTAGCATCAGCGGGGAACGGTATCCCTTCTCTGGTGCGTCATCCTCGGTGTCCCTGTATAGTCCAACACATATGTCAGCATCCTGTTCTATCGACCCGGAGCCCTTCAGCTCAGAGAGCTTGGGGGCGGTGCCTGGATCGCCAGTGCGGTTAATGTGTGAGATTAGCAGGATATGTACCTGACTCTCATCGGCTATCTTGTGTAGCTCATCGGTTGTTGAGCTGATAGCCTCTACTAGGTTTGCCCCAGTTCTAGGTACTAGCTGTTGAAGTTGGTCTACCACAACTGCCCTTATACCTAGTTTGTCTACCCCGTCCCTTACCGTGTTAGCTAAGGTGGTAACATCCATCCTCTTAGTGTCAGGGTAATAGATGGGGAGCTTTGCGAATTCGTAGGCATTGTCGGGGCCCCAAAGGGTCATCAACCTAGCGGTGTTGAGGTATACGCCCATCTCTAGTGGCAACATCAGCATTGGTATGCCTGCCTGCGCCATATTCAAGGCGATGTTCTGGGTAAGCTGTGACTTACCTGTTGAGGTACCGCCGTACCAGACTGAAACCTCTCCAGGGGCTAGACCGCCTGTCATCTTGTCGATGTCGGCGTAGCCAGTGGATAAGCCTACAATCTGGCCTGGTTTAGGTATTCGCTTTACAGCCTCCTCTACGGTTGACGCGACAGGTATCAGGTCAGCAGCCTTGCCTGTCATGGGGTCAACCTTCTGGATAAGCTGGTCAAGCAGGTTCCTAGCCTCTTCGTTAGTCATCCTGCGGTTAAGTGGTCCAGTAATCTCTAACATCGCAACAGCTCCGACAGCTTTGTGAGGTGGCGGGATAAGATGTCGTTGACCATTTCCTTGGTTGTCTCGTCCGTAACCTTGTCACGAAACTCACCCCAGAACTTTATCTGTACCCGTTCGTTGTCGATGTCTTCACGTTGGTAACGTAACTGCTGAGCCCTAGTCCACTCCTGGTAGCGTTTCTCGTACTCCGCCGTAAGGTCAGGGGCGAAGGTTTCTTTAGTCACTGGTTTATCAAACAAGTTTGTCTGCACTCTTCACCCACCTTCCTTTTTTAATGTCGTACCTGAATCGGTAGCCTGTAAGCTCCTCATCTATTTTTACGCTTCGGGTCTTTTTCGGCGTACGAGCCAGCCAGGTATCTATCTGGTTAGCCATGTAAGCCATCGGGAACCGAACATTCTCTCGAACGTATTTATCCTCGGCAATCATATCCACGCAGTCTTTTAAGAAGAAAAGAGTAGGTATGGGTTCACCAAGTTCTTTGAGTACTCGCAGGTAAAGAATCTTAGCTCGGTTACGCTCAATTCCAAGCAGTTTAACCGGGAAGCTTAGGTTCAAAGCCTTGCAAGTATATTTAACGAGAGTCTCAGTAGGTGACATTTTGTCATGTATACTGTAGCTATTAGTTATATTATTAGAATACAACTGTATACCTGACATTTTGTCATGTTTTGGAACCTCGGTAAGCCATTTATCGTAGTCTTTCTGGACGCCTATTAAGAACCTGTCCTCGCCAATCTCTTGGTTAAAAAGCACTCTTTTAGCAAGCAATCCGTCCAACGTTTTCTGTATTCTGTCTGTTCGGTTTTTGTCTATGGGGCCTAGTAAATAGCGTATGTCATGGACGGACAATTCTGTCTTTGTTCGACTATAGCCATACGTCATATATATCACTATGTCAAGCACCCTGCGTTCCAAGCTCGTAAAGTCTGTTTGGAATATCGCTTGGTGCAAGCTAGTAGCGATACTTACCGCCCCGTTTTCAACTTGCGGGCTTGCCATTGACTATCTCATCTATTTGTTTTATGGCATCTTCCACTACGGTCAGGTACTCTATGACAGCGTTACTGTCTTCTCCCTTTTCGTAAGCGGTGCGGTAGAAAGCCACACCATCCAAGTGAATCCGAATTGCTGCTAGTTGCACCTCGGCCTTTGTAATCTTTTCCACCGCACCCTCCTTATTAGCTAACTGATTTAACGTCGTCCCCGAATACAGCCTTAACGGTATCTAGGTCTTCGTCCTGTTCAACTTTCTTTTGGTCTGCCGTTGGCTTTAGGTAGCTCGCTACAAACTGCAGCCCTTTTTCACCCCAAGGCTCAGACAGTAGAACCCTTACAGGCTTCCCAATGACATCATTCGGGTCAAAGACTGACTGGTGTGTGCCATAGATTAGGTCTACGAACTTCTGTAGGTTTGACTTAGGAGACAGTACTGGGTTGAAATCACCCCTATACCGTTGACCCTTGCCTTCGCCCTCGTCTAGCTCGTACCAAACATACATCCATCCTTCAACAAGCTCACCGTTCTTCATCTTAGAGCCCTTCTTGATCTCGACTACATGTGCCTTGTACGGCTCGCCTGGCTCTAACTTGACGTAATCGTCAAAGCTTGAGCCCTCACCCACCACGACATCATCCTTCGTGAAATCTGTATACTCTCTAGCTGGTTTGTCGTTGTCCATTATCTAACTCCTACTTTTAATTGGTCTTTGCTGATCTGGGCCCATACAATTCTCTTTAGCTCATAGCCATAGATTTTAGTTAGTAGGTCCGCCCAGTCTTTAGCGATTATTACCCTACTTGGGTTCATACTTTCCTCCTTTCCCAACCGCCATAGGCTAAGCACCGAAGTGCCGCCAAGCCGCCGAGCCTTTTGCCGAAACTCAGCCTAAGACGGTCGGGTATTTTGTAACAAAAAACACTAGCCATATAAGCTAGTTATTAACTTGTCAAAGTTCGTTAAATCCATTTTATCAAACCACAAGCGCTATGTCAATAGTGCCTATGCTTACTGAGAAGCTGTCCACTTAAGAACCACCGCGGGGAGGATAACCACTAGAGTGGCTCGCGGTGGCTCATAGATGGCTACTTCAAAAAGTCCTCTAGTGCTGGCGGGGTTGGCCTACCAAACAATGATAGGATTAGAATTGCCATTACGCACAGGCAATACGGTATGCACTTAGCCAAGGCTACGAACGATCGCTCAATAGTCTTGTACTTATGTTTGCCAGCCAGCTCCGCCTTTGTTAGCTTCAGCTTGAACTTCCGCTCCTCTACTTCCCTACGCTCTGCTATTTGAACGTCCTCTAAATAGTCATCCCTCTCGCGGTCCAGCTGTTCCCTATTCACTTGTATCATAGTATCCTCCTTTTAGGCTTGAGCCTTGACATTATGTTCGGTTTATATTCTTGTACCTTCGGCTAGTCGCAGGATATGCAGACATTGAACGAGTCTGGATCGGCTGCTACGCTTTCAGCTAGGAAGTCGACGTCAGAACCTTCGGTAATGCCCTCCGTGGGTGTTTGTACCATTCCGACGTTTAAAACGTTTTTTGGCTGAGCTATCACCTGAGACATTTTGGTAGAAGTGATTTCTGTAGCCATGCCTAGCCCTCCGTCAAAGACTTCTCAACGATTTTGATGACAGCCATACCGGCAGCAGTTGCAGCAGCTAGTACGGCCTTTTTGTCTAAAGCCCCTGAAACTTGCAGGGTAGCAATAAACACTGAGGCAAATGCGAACACGCTATTGCGTACTACGCTCACCCATTGTTCTTTTGTTATTGGTGAAAACATTATTTTAGTAACTCCTTGATTAAGCTTTTAAACAGCTCCCACTTGTTGTCTACTGGGATCTTCCCAGCGTTCTTTAGGTTTTGAATGTCCGCGTCCTTTTGCGCCACGAGGGTATTCAGGTCGGCAATCTGCTTATCTTTACCAGCTACCTGGGCTTGCAAGTCTTTCACTTGCTTAGCTATGGTATCTACGTCTTTACGTAGCTGAGTTTCCGTTTGCCTGAGGTTGTTTAATTGCACGCCAAGGTTATAGTTCTGGATGGTCAGGTCATCTATTCCGCCTGGTCCATGTAAAAGTCTGTTTTCTGCTTGTTCTTTAGTTTCTGCCACTGGTTGGCCTCCTTGTTTATTCTTTAATCTTAACCAACCTACAACCCCGTTATAGTTGTGAGACTGGTAGTGGCTGGCACTCCCGCCTGGCCAGTTTTGGTCGAAGCTTGTAAAGTTGTTCGTATCCCCTTGTCCTGTTGCTACAGCAATGTGCCCAGCACTTCCTATAGACGTATCCCATACAACAATATCCCCAGCCTGGGGGACTCCCTCTGGCGTGTTTGGTATCTTATCGTATATCTGGTTCGCCGATATGGCGTCGAACTCAGACCAGACCTGATAAGCTGTTGCACGTCCGATACTCCACCCTGATACCCCGACAACCTCCTGGATGTACTGTGCCGCGAGGTCCATACATTGGGCACCGTAGTTACCATCAAAGTCTATACGCCTACCGTCATACTTAGCGAAGAACTCTTGGGTTGTCATTGGTTGTCCCCGATTCTAGTTAGTAGTTCGACTATTTGTTTTTGTGTTTCTAGAATCCCTTTTTGTGTTTCCTGGATATCCTTCAGGGGCAGGTCTTTAAACTCTTTAACTTGTTCCTTGAGTTCTTTTATCTGACCTTGAGAGACTTGGTGGTCGGCTGCACAACGTTTAGTCTCTGACTCCAGTTGGTCTATCCGCTCCTTATATGCCTTAATTACGTTCCACATAACTCCGGACACGACCATACTGCCCATACCAATGAGCACAGCTCCATACCCTAATACTGCTTGTATATTCATACCCTAAGTATTGTCAGACTAGAGTTTAGATGTTGGTCTAGGTGCCTGACTCAGCAAGTATGTAGTAGCGGAAACTAGCAGTCTGACCGCCTATTGGTGCAGCTATAGTACCGGGGTGGAATGCGTCTACAACTAGATCAAGACGGAATTGTGTTGGCGTACAATAGGCACGTATATCTACTTGTGGTGCCTGGATTAAGATCATCGGGCATATATTAAACGACACGATGCCCGGTCCGTTATCTATGTACCCAGTCCAGTGACACAGGCTTGCAGGCGTGTAGGAGTATCCATGGTTTACGGCTAGTATGTTGGTGGTACTGCCAGGTGTGACGGTTGTTGGCACTATATAGCTAAACGTATTCGCGTGGGCAGGGGTTTGTTGTAACCTAAGTTTTGGGCTTATATAGTCAGAGCTCAGGGCGAGTTGCTCTGGAGTTGCAGTCTTCACATCATAGCCTGGTAGAGATATCTTTATTCCGCTCATAGTAGTAGTTGGTCCTTTAGTATTACAATGGATGCCCTATCCCCTGTTGCAAACGAGCTTACCCGTATGGATGTTCCCACAAAGTCTAGGAACTGATTTCCAGAGCCGTCCCCTAGCATGCCGGTATAGTATCCTATGCCCGGTATATAGCTGGTTGACTTTATATAGACAAAGTACATGGGCTTGTATCCCAGTGTGTGTGTCCAGGTAGCAGAGTACCCACCGGGGAATATAGTGCTGTCTGGGGTGGAGATGTTCTGGGCTAAAACGCTATGTACCATAGGCGACCTTGTATCTGAGTGGACAGTGTAGTCCCTATAGTCTGTAGAGGTTATGCTCTTACCAGGGCCAGCAACTTTAATGCCATAGTTATCTATGAGGGTCTGTGATCCGGGAGACAGGTTTATGTTTTGTGCTGTAAAGGCCGTGTCAAGGTCGAGTCGGAATATAACATAGCGGATGTAGTGCACCCCACTAGTGGCGAAGTTATTGAAGTATTTTAGCTCAGTTGTATTAGCACCAAACTGGCTGGTATTGAACTGCATAGTGAAGTTGCCCACCAGTCCAGAGCTTGTACCAGATATGTCGTATATCCAGAACATCGGGCAATACCCCAGGTTGTGAGTGTAGATAACCTGGTCTACCCCAGAGTCGGTTATGGTTGCTGTGCCCTGTGCTTCTATCTTTAGAAGTGGCCATTCTGAGCTATAGAGCAGTTGGTAGTCTGCCGCAGTGTTGACATCGTAGCCCAGCTGGCTGGCTTTCATGCCGTGGGTCATGCGAATATACCGATTAGTACCCTGTCGTTCGTGCCGTCATTCACGACGATCTGGCCGTCCTTAACCGTAACGTAGCCCTGTTCCTGACCTTCTATAACAGGAGATATACTTGTGGTTCCTAAGCCTTCACGGATCTGTTGCATCTGATCCTGGATACCTTGTGTCTGGTTGTCTATGCTGTGAATTGCCATTATAAGCCTTCTTTCGGTTTGTTTGTTATGAGACGGATAGATTCTCTACCTGTGAGGTGTACCTTTACATCTATCCCTACCACACGGCGTACCTGGTCAACCTCGATAATCCCATCCTTGATCCGCAGGGTAACGGTGTCCCCCAATCCATAAACTCCTAGTGGGTAGGCACGGTCATTTAGGGTAACGTGTATCTCGCTGTCTGGAGTTGAGGTTAGGCGGAGCTCCTCTATAACCCTAGACATAAGAGCGTTCTTAGTCTTAACATCTACATAAGCTGCTACACCTTGGATCCTGCCATACTTCTTAATGGACTCATCGTCTGCCTTCTCAACGTGCCGGAGCTGTCCTGTGAGTGGGTCAGCGGCGACCCCTGTAAGTTCGTTGGCCATTCTGTCGCCATCTAGCGGGCAGTCATAGTCTTCTATGGAGCCATGGTTGCCGTATTCGAACACTAGGTCAGGCTGCTTAGTGCCTATAAACCGCTTAAAGTTAAACACCAGATCCTTCGTAAGCTCGAAGTCATAGGCTGGATAGCTTGAAAGGGTTTGCAATACGAACAGGATGTCCCGGTAATCAAACTGTAGGGTCATGTTAGAGCTGAATGTCCAAGTGCCAGTAAGTGGCGTTGTCCCGTCGGCCTGTGTGTAGCCCGCTGGGAAGTCAGGGTTCTCTAAGGTACCGATTGTAAGGTTCTTTAGGACGTTGCCTGAGTCTACAAAGCTCTTGGTCTCTGTAAGGATGTTCTGGACGGCCGTGGCCATGGTGCCTGTATTGAATGTTCGGTAGTTATCCTTGCCATCCCCTGTAGCAACCACTGGATCACGTTTTATAAGAACCGTTGTCAGCATGTATAGGTAGGTACGTGCTTCAACCTCGATGTACGCCTTAGTTCGGCGAGGGTTGCGGACAATAATACCCGACCATACAAGAACCCCTGCGCGGTAAACCCTTACATGGTTAAAGAACGGTTGAAGGATGTCCCCGAACTGTTCGAACATAGGGTCGTCTTTAGGTACTCGGAATTTGCAAGTACCCCAGTCAGACAGATTATCCCTGTATTCCAGCCACATGTTCGCCGTGTTTAAGGGGGCGAAGTTCTTAACCTGTGTAATCTTCTTCCTGTCTCGGTCGAGGATTTCTATTTTGTATTCAGGAGCCATAGGGTGCTCCTTATGCGGCTATGTATGTAATAGTTCCCGACATAAAGTCCGTGTTTCCCCACGCGAATGGGTTGGCAGCAGATATACCGCTGTTACCTGCATATGTGCTTGCAGTCCCAAGGATGACAGGCTGGGCGGTTGTAGTAGTGAGAAGGTTAATCGACCCAACATACCCTGCCGTACCCGCGTCTTCTATATATAGGTTGCCTACCCCAGCCCCAAGCTTGTACGTGCTAGCGGCTGTGACTGGGAGTGAAAAGTTCGGATTTGAGCCCATCGTAGAGCCGCTTAGGGTAATCGCAACACGCGCCACAACCATTTTCCCCTTCATAGTGAAGTAGGTGTTCTGGGTCGCTGAGCCAACCGTGAGGTTCGTCCATGTAGGTGTGTATGCAAACTCGCCGGGGAACCCAACTGGTGTCGCCCGTCTACTTGTACATGGGTTATTGATAGTAGAGTTTGTAAGGGTGTAGTCTGACCCGCCTATAATAGTAAGGAGGGTGGAGGCTACGGTAACAATGTAGAAGTATTTGACCATATTAGCCTGGTAGATACGCACTTTATCTCCTACACTATACTTGCCTGTTGCACCACTTGGAACAGTGATAGTTGTAGCGCTTGCATAAGTCCAAGTCTCGTTTGCGTTCTGCCAGCCGTCAAAGTTTGAGGCGCAGCAAATACGGTAGTCAGAAATGTCAGCATTGGCAATGCTTACTGCCCCGTTGGTCACAGTTACTATGGCTATACATAGGGCGTTGGCCAGTGCACCATTTGAGTCGACTGTAGAAGTCGTGGATCGTTGAGTAGTCAAGGTTACTACGTCTGTTCCGTCAGCAGCAGGGTTGTTTAGTTTGTCAGCATCTACCTTAATGTAAACGAAGTCGTAACGTGTTCCACCTGTAGAGTTGGCAGCGATGGTGACGTTCTCACTCGAGGCAAGTTTAACCCGGATGTTCTGGGCCGTACCGCTTGTAGGGGTGGCGTTCACATAGGCCTGTCCGGCAGATACTGCTACGGTCATGTTTGGTGAACCCTGGGCATTCACAGCGAATGAGCCTGTAGTTGGTGCTACACCAGAAGTTGAAGTATAGGCCCCTACGATACCTGGAGTAAGGGTGTCTGTTGCGACAACGTTAAAGCTCTCTGCCGGTGTAAGGTAGTTAGATGTTCCTGATTGAATTACTGCTGCTGTTTTTGTTGCCATTAGATTAACTCCACTAAAATAAATGCTGGTGTGTGCGCGTCATATAACGACGCCGTCCCGCTTGCTGCTGCACCAAGCGTTATAGTCCCTGCAGCCGACTGCCCAATACTTACCTTATACGTGTGAGATCCGGCACTTGGAGCCGATACTCTAGCTACCACATTCATAGGCTGGTTGTAGGCTATGCCACCCTGGTTAAAGCCACCCATACCAAGAACATTACTACCTTCACGTACCGACATAGATACAAATGTTCCAGCTGCTCCTGTTGCTCTCAGTGTAGATGCAAAAGCAGTAATCTTGATATCTCGACCACCAGCTGGCACAGTTACTGTAACTGTGAGGCTCGTTACGTCTACCCACGATCCAGCCGTTGTATCAGTAAAATTAGACGTACGCTCGGTATAGCCCAGCTTTATTGCACTTGTGCTTAGCATAGGTGCAGTGATTACGTTGTTGCTAGAAGTGCTTGTACTTAGGTTAGTTACACCAGTCCTAGTTCTGCTGTCAGTGATATTCGAGTTTGTAATAGAACTTGCAGCGTTAGCAACCGTGACAACTGCGATGCAATATCCATAGGTTGGAGGTGTACCGTTGTCAGTCGAGGCAGATGTACTTCGTGAAGTCGTAAGAGTTGCAACATCACTCGCATCGACTGCTGGGTTGACTAGCTTATCAGCATCTAGCTTAATATAAATCCAGTCGTATCGAGTGCCACCAGTAGCATTGGCTGCAATGGTAACATCTTCTGTGGCGTCCATAGTTACCCTAAAAGTCTGAGATGTCCCCCCTGTTGGCGTGGCCGTAACGTACGCAACACCGTTGGTGACACGTACAGACATATTTGGAGTTCCAATAGCATTAACCGCAAATGCCCCAGTAGCCGGTGCAACACCTGAAGTATTAGAAACCGCCCCTACTACACCCTGTGAGATGAAGTCAGTTGCAATGCCGTTAATCTCGGCTGATGTAGTTTGGTGCTGGTTTGAACCGCCGGTGACGACGGAGACTAATTTAGTTGCCATATACCTTAGTGTTGTCCTTAAGTGGTTAGATTGTTAGCTATCACGAAATTGGCCAAGCGTCAAAGAATGACACATTGCAGTAAGACCCCACCCCTAGACTTGCCCCTGTAAAGGTAAGCTGGTTGTCCCCTGGTTTCAGCTTGAAAAGGGTTGAACCTGATGTCAGTTTGCCATAAGCGTTTACGTTCTGGGCTGTCACACTCAGGCTGTCCTGGTCGTAAGTAATAATGGCAGCGTCAGAGGTGGTCGGTAGGTTAATATCTAGCTCGATGTACTCACCTGTTCGACGGTTGACTATCTTCGGTCTACTGACCGGACCGTATATCTGGATTGTCGGGAAGGTGTCTACATCCCCGTCATTCGTAGCGGTAGTGTTACCACTTGAGCGTGTCCCACCCAAGACAGTTGGGAACGCCAAGGAGAATATACTTGACCCACCAGAAGTGGTTGATGGTATAGACATCGGTATTATGGCTGGGATGGTTGCCCCACCCAACTGATTGACTGTAGTGATACCCAGCTGAACCGTTTTAGCAGTCTGTGCCAGGATGTGAGGATACTTAACCTTGCAGATCAACCTAAAGGGTTGTTTGAGTCCTTGGCGGGTACTCTCGGCCATGTCTACATACATAACCTTCACAAATATCTGCTTACCGACATTCTCACTCCACTTGTAAGGAACGTAGCCGGAGTCACTCTGAGAGTCGCCCTGCTCTACCTCTAGGGAGGCAAGTTTACGGAGGTTCTCTCTAGCATTATGAAAGTCAGTCTCGTCGTCTGGGTACATAACCCCTTCGATGATTAGGTATGACTTACCTATGAAGGACTCAAAATCACTATCACCCGTACCTTCAGGTAACTTTAGGTCAAACTCAGCAATCTCCCTCCTGTTTGGTGTCCTAGTCTTCATCCTGTAGTAAGTTGTGCCCGATTCGTCGTTGAACGTGATATAGTTATTCGGCGTTCCGAGGGTGGAGCTATCGTATATAGCCATAGTTTACCCCTGTACTGATCGTTTGTTTGCTAAGTTTGAACGGTATGAAGCTGCCTTGCGTTCGTGGGTAGATATGCTTGTAACAATCTCCGACATAGTGATGTCGTTTTTGAGGAACCTTGTAGTAAGGCCACTCTTAAGAGTCTCAAATGCCTCTATCGACATAAGCTCAAGAATGTATGGTACTAGGTATTCAGGAACATTGTCCGCAACGTCCAGCTTCTTCTGACCAATAAGATGAAGTGTCTTACCAGCTGGGAGACTTTGGTAGCTGTAGTGGAATATGAGAGTACCATCCACAACCTCAAATGACTGTCTGTCTAGGTAGTGGGTATATCCATAACTATTTACGTCATAACCCACATCAGTTAGGTTCCCCACAAAACCAGCCGGTACAGTGTAGGTAGCTTGGTTAGCCACAATAGTCAGTGAGGTATCTCGTGCTAGTTTTGTGCAGTATGGGTCATCGAGTGCCGCAGCATAAAACTCATCCTTTTCACTAGAAGTAAAGGTTCTATCTTCGGTATCTCTCATCCGCGTGTTAAAGCGGGCCATAATTGCAGTCGGAGTAACGGTTGCCATATACCCTGAGTATGTCTATGTTAGGAGTATCTTGTTAGCTTACTGCCGCGAGTTCAGCGTTATCTGCCGCATCAACCTGACGTTTGCCCATAGTGTTTGCAGAGGTTGTGCCGTCAGAGTAGCCCCATACCTGAGCAGGGATAGCCGAGTAGTCAGAAGCCACTACGATTGGTGCTGGCTTACCCTTATACCAAAGGTCGAGTCCGGCCACCTTATTACTTGTTCCTGCGTCATAGAGGTCGTCCACAAAGAAGTATGCCCCAGCGGTTGCAGTTATACCTGTAAACCTCACCCTAGCTAATCGAGTAGTTGTCGCCACGTTGTATGCCGAGATGTTGAATGGCAGCCAAGAGCCTGTAGTTGTCGGGAAGGTATAGGTAGCATCGGCGACAGTTGAACCATCCAGGAACAGTTCTACCTTACAGGTACCACTTGAAAAGGTTGCATTGCGGTAAACATACCCAAAGATACCAACCTGTGAGGTGGGGTTCTGTGGTACAGTTGTTTCCCAGTAGAAACCGGCAGAGTTATCTTCTGGTTTGACAACGAGAGAGAGTGAGCTGGCTGTTCTGACAGTTGTATCAGTAAGTCCTGCACCAGCCGACCAGCCAGCACCGTGGTTGTTATACCAGCGGTGTTTTGTAGTGTTGCCGTCCATGTCCTGAAAGGTAACTTCGCTACCCTCAAGTTGGTTAAGGTAGTTCGTAAATAGTGTGGTTGAACCGAACGTACAAGCATTAAATAGTGCTTTGTTAAGCGTTGAAGTAAGGGCTGTCACATCATTCGTATTGCTCGCCTTATCTCCAAAGGTACAGTTGTTGAAAATATTGCTGTCTCCCGCGGCAAGGTAGGTAGCGTTCTGTCTGGCACCATTGACTGTGCAGTTATTGAAGGTATTACCAGATGAGGCGAACAATCCAATTACATACCCAGCCGATGAGTTTACTGCATTACCGCCGTATGAGTGGCAGTTCGTAAATGTATTTGCAGTAGAAGATACACCAAGAGATATGAATCCACAACTCACTACACCACTTGGAGCGTTATAGTGGAAGCAGTTAGTGAGGGTCTTGTTAATTGAAGATGATAAGGCTATACCAGACTGAGCTGAGAAGTTGGTACCCTGAGTGTTATAGAGGATTATACCGTTGTGAGTTTGAGCAGTAGTGTTAGAAGGTAGCGTAATAGTACTTCGACCACCAGATATGTTGTTATAAAAGACTACGCCGTCAAAGGTTGAGGCGTTCTGGGGGTTTAGCTGTATACCCTTACCAGAAGCACATTCGGTATATTCCATGCGGGTATAGTCAAACGAACTAATGGCAGTAGAGGTGTTGTTGTTAGCGAACCATCCCCTAGCGGTGTTAAGGGGTTTGATGATTGAGTTACGTGTCAGGTTGCTCATGTGTGAACCGACAGCGTGAGTATTAGCTAAGGCAGATTCTACACCACCAGGAGTAGCACTTAACACAAATGAGGTTGAGGAGTTGCGAGTCTTGATATAGCGGACTTCGTTCTTGTCATAACCCGTCCCACCACCAATTACAATCTCATCGCCAACGTCAGCGTCCCAGGCTATACCCGTTATCATCGGACTGGCGGCGGTTCCTAGTCCTGAAACATAAGTCGAGTAAATGTCGTAAGTAGCTCCGGTAGTAAGGAACTGCCCACCCACAGTCGATTGGCCTGAGAATATCCCCTGGTCGCCTGTGACGGCACCATCAATTATGAGTGTGTTTATAATGGACTTTGTGGCTGAAGCTCGCATATCAAACACCCCACCAACGGTGGTAAAGACACTACCCTTAATGGAGAGTGTTGTAGAAGCTGAGGTATCAAACTTAAGAGTACCACCGCTCCCACAGGTAACGGCTGCACCCATTGTTTGTGTAGTAGAACCGATGTTTGTGGCAGCACCAGTACCCCAGGCATTAGACGTTCCTGATATGGTGAGGGTCTTGGTTGTGAGGCCAGCGTCATTAAAGCCCCCTACCCAAACATCATCTGTAGCAGCGGCCGGAGTAGCCACAGTTAAGTTATAGGTCATCTGGTACCACAGGCCAGAAGCGGCGATTCTTAACGTGCCGGAGTTTACAGCCGAGTTCTTAACCCTGATTGTATAAGCTGAGGCAGTTAAGGTTGCAAAAGTATAAGGTGTGGCGAACCGGACGTAGTTTGCACCTAGCACAATATTGGCAAAGTTAATCGTGGCGAGAGCCTTGGATACCCCAGATTCCATAAGCTCTACTGTGAAGTTACCCGATGTTGGAGCAGCAGCTACCCATATCCAGCAGCCAGTCACGGCGTTAACCAGGTTAGGGGCAGTTGAACCAGCACTCGTAATACCAGCGGTTGTGACGGCAACGGTTGTAGCAGTAATAGTCGCACTACCCAACATAGTGTCGAAATTACTTCCGTTGTACGTCAGAAGGGCCACTAGCTAACCTCTTGGCCTACTTCAATGTCCAGGTCTTTTTCGTATTCTACCGTAAAGTCGTCAAGCTTGTTCTTGATAACGTCTTGTAGCTCACTAGGTCGGCACTCGACTGATTGGCTACTAAGGATTACTTCCCCATCACTTACTACATCGAAGGTATAGAACTTGGTAAGGTTTAGACTTAACTCTGATTTTGCTGTGATTAGTGCTTTCATATATTCCTTTCTTAGAATGTTGCCCCGTATGTGTCCCAGACAGGTGAGCCGCTAGGCCCCGCTGAACTTGAGACATATACTAGTGAGTAACCACCTGTCCCCTTGGTATAGGTAAATACATTGGTGGTTTTGTGTTTACGCATGATGTAATAATTCAGCGAGGCATCCTCGAAGAAGAAGTATTTATAAGTCCCATCATCCGAGATGGCTTGAATACTGTATGCTGCTGTAGCCTTAAGCCCGCTACTACTTGTCCCACCGGTGACGTTAATAGAGCCATCACTATTGACCTTTAAGCGGTTTGTTGTAGCACCATCTGTGCCGCCAATCTCAACCATCTTGAGAAGGGTATCTTCGTTGAAGCCCAGGTTATCTATGTACTGGGAAGTTCGTTTGACTATGTTGCCATTATTGTTGGCCATGTTCTAATAGCTTTCTTCTAAGGTCGAGGTTCTTTTGCCTCTGGATTATCTCTACATAGGAGCGCAGCTTCTGAAGCTTTACATCAAACTTTAGATTAGGGTTAAGGTCTAACTTACCTTCTAGCTCTGCTAGTATTGATTTGTAAGACTCTTTAGTATGAGTAAGGTCGCGGTCTTTTATCTCTGACAGGATGTAGCTGTCTACTTCTGCCAACTCTTGCTTAGCAAAGTCCCCTAGACCTGAAGCGTCATATAGGTCAGATAGGAATGTTCGACCCCACTTAGCCTCGTACAATGTAATATCGGCTTCAGGCTTATCACCAACTGCTACTGGTTGGGCTTCGCCTGTTACCTTAAGCTCCGCAGCTGGGGTTTGGGTAACTAGCGGTCTAAGCGTGAAACTTGTCGATGATTGTTCTATAGGCTGCATCCCAGTCTTTGATCCTCTTATCTATGTTGTGGTGTTCTAGGGTGTATTGTTTGGCTTGCCTACCTACCGTCTTCCGCAACTGAGCGTCATCCGCAAGCTTGCTGAGGTGGTGATACCACTCTGCCTCACTACTTGCGAGAAAGCCTGTTACGCCTGGCTCTATCTCTTTATATTCCCCAACCTTACTTGCAATAGTTGGTACTTCAAGCATCGAGTATTCTTGCCACTTGATGTTCGACTTGCCCTCGTTAAAAGGACGCTGTACTACTGGTACCACACCAATATCAAAGTTTAGTTCGGCTAGTTTCTCCTGCCACTTAGAGACATGAACCCAGTCAGTTCTGAACTCTACACCAGGAATATCCTTTAGAAAGTCTGGTAAGGTTCCCAGAACCCTGAATACTGCATTAGGGTAGTTGCGTAAGAACTTCTTTAGAGGTCGGCGGATAACCTTTAAGTCATCATAGTGGGTAGACGAACCGGCCCATCCCACTACCAGCTTATCTTCAGGTGTAGGCTTCCTAACCTTCCAGTCGTCAGGGTCTTGACAATTAGGCAAGATTATTACATTATCGTTATACTTACTGTAGACCTCTTTCAAGGCCGGAGTTGTGACAGTTATAGCATCAACATTCCGCATAAACATCTCAGCCAGTTCTCTGTAGGGTGAGCCAGGGTACCAGTATTTATAAGATGGGTTGGTTTCAGCTACGTCAAATACGTTGTCATCTATCTCAAATACCACAGGTGCATTACAGACATCCCGCATAGCCATAGCCATAGCTAGGGTCTGCGGTTCGTCTGGTCTCTGGTACACGAGGATGTCAGCACCCTTACAGAGTGATTCCCAACTGCCGTGTTTCCTATAGTTATCCTTGAGTTCTTTATCTTCGGTCCTATCACCTATTTCGTCGTCGTTTGGCAAAACAGGCATCTGGTCTGGGAGTCTAGTGACATCCCAGCCCATCTTCTTAAGGTACTTAGCTTGCTGCCATATACGGTAATACCCTACGCCGGAGTTCTCGCTATGCAGCATTAGTGCCTTCATTGTCTGCCCAATCTGCGTACTTCCACACCCTCTTGATCGGGTACGATACCAAATGGGTCGATGACGATAGTGCCTTGCTTAAACTTATAATCCGTGAAAACCTGGTGCTTGGTGGCAATTATCACAATAAACCTCTGGTCTAGGTTTGGTTCTATCTCGTCTATGTAAGGGTCGTACTGGGTAAAGGCCGCCCCTTTCTCTTCTAGTAGACTTGCCAAGAGCATTGCTGGAGAACCCGTAACGATGTTAGTTTCAGGTTTGAACGACTTACCTAGTATTAAGATAGGCTGCGGGATGTTGAGGTTAAGGACGTAGTCAGCTATCCACTCCTCATGGGACTCCCTGGCCAGCATAAGCGACTCAAAGAAATTGAACTTTAAGCCTAGCTGGTCTGATATGTATGAGAGGGCTATGTTGTCCCGTGGATGACAGCCACCACCATCAGACATACCAGCCTGTAAGTAGCGTGGGCTGATGAGCCTATCGGTAGCCATACTCCAAGCCTTGTAGATGTCGTCTATATTCGCCCCGGTCTTCTCAGCTATCTGCCCCCACAAGTTAGCAAGAACAGTCTTAGTTGTGATAAAGGTGTTATAGCTAACCTTGATGGCTTCGGCTGTAGTTATGTCAGTTACCAGGAGGGGCTTCTGGTGGATGGTCCTGTAGAAGCCCTCTAGGGGTCCAGGATCACCGCCAATAAGAACAAACTCTGGGTCTAAGAAGTCCTTTAGTACAGTCCCCATAGCAATAAAGAACGGGTTGTAGATATAGTTGACAGTAGGGCTAATATGTTGTTTTATCTGTGTGTCAAACGTACCGGGCAGGCAAGTTGAGATAACCACTAAAGTAGTGTCGTACACTTGCTTAACGGCCTCAATTAGGTAGGAGTAGTCAAAGTCCTTACGGTCTTCGGGCAACCTAGTTGACCCCTCGTATGCCGGGTCGTGAGGTGTCTGGACAGCACAGAACACGATGTCTGCCCATTCACACAGTTCGTCGATGGACTCAACCATCTCAACCTTAGTCTTATCTAATAGTGGTTGGAGTCCCTCTTCCCTATAAGGTATCTTGCGGTCTTTCAGATAGCCAGTCACGGCCGGGTTTACGTCGTAACCCTTGACTTCATGGCCTTTAGATTCTATGGCTAGGCCTACTGGTAGTCCCAGCTTGCCCATGCCTAACATGCCTATCTTCACTTCATCACCTCCCTTAGCTTATTACTATCTTGTACCCGTTCTTCAGCTTTGTTGGCGTACATGGCATCCACGTTGTCAGTTCTATGCCTCGTTAGCCTCTCTTCATGGGTAATGTCCATAGGTCCCTTACCGAAGGCTGGGTGCATATGTTCGGTCAGGATGTCTACATACTTACGCCTTGACAACATGTTGGATACATCGTTTAACCAAGTATCATTGTAGTCAGAGCTGAAGTACGGTGGGACAAAGTAGCCTACAGCATTAACCCAGTTCTTGTGGATGAAACCATGAGTCCCAAAGTTCTGGCCATTCCCACCACCGTCATCACCATGAACAAAGACAATCTTATCCTCGTATTCATCAAAGGCGGCCTTAACCTGTGTGTCCCAGTCTTGAGTCCTGAAGATGATGTCGTCCCCACAGTGCATGTATATAGGGCCTTTAGCAGCCTTCTGGCATTCATTCCAGTAGATAGATAGGACAGTCCTGTCCATAACTATCAGATGAATGGGCTCGGTTTTACTTAGTTCTACGTAGGCCTTTAGTTGAGGGTCATCACGATCCACCGCTACAATCATCTCGATGTTGGTCAGGTCGTCTGAGGTTGCGACAATGCTGTCCCACAACCTCTTAATGTTGTCGGGTCGATTCCTGCTCGGTAGTAATATGCTAATCATTCTCTATGGCCTCCTTAAGTGCTTTTTGGTATATCTCTAGGGTGTGCTGTGCCGGGAAGTCCTTATCCTTCTTTTTCCAGTACAGGAGGCCGTCCACTATCACCCTTAGTCTAGCCGGGGTTTCCTGCCCGCCTATGGAGGACTTGTCGATGCTGCCCGGTATTTCCTTGAGCAAGGTCTCTGACCCCAGGACATCAGGCCAGTAGCCATAGGGAACCTTGTGAGACTTGAGGATTCTCCAGCTGTGTTCTACGTGTTCCCACGCGTTATTGAAGTTCTCATCCATTAGCCCCACCTTCTCTAGGATGTCCTTGGTGTAGAAGGTGAAGGCCCCTACACAGCTAGGCCACCACACGACTGGCCCTTGCACGTCTATGGCGTGAGTGTTCGCCGGCCCATGATGGGCGAACATTAGGTGGTCTACACCTGTCATTTTGTGGGCTGCTAGGTAGGTAGGGATAACCTTACGGCTGACCGGCAGGATGTCATCTTCCATGATGAATATGAAGTCATTATTTACGCTTAACCGTTTCAGCAATTCGTTCTTAGCGTGTGCAACTCCACGATTTGATTTAGAATCAACAATGGCCACACCTTTAACCTGGGACATTTTGCCAAACGGCCATTTATAGTCGGCGGTAGAGCCGTCATTGTAGACCATAAACTCATCTACGAACGGCAAGACGTTATACTGAACCTCTTTCCAGACCTTTTGCAGGTACTTGGGTCTGTTGTACGTGACAACGCCGAAACCTATTCTTGCCATGGGTTCTTAGCAATCTCTTGAACTGTTTGAACAAGTGAAGTATCGAAGCTTGTTGGGAGCCTCCATCCCATGTCATGGAGCTTATGACCATCTAGGCCGTAGCGCAGATCATGGCCAGGTCGGCTAGAATGGAAGTCTACAAGCTCGTAGCTCAACGGCTTACCTAGAATCTCAGCAATACGCCGGGCAAGTTGTAGGTTATCCACTTCCTGCTCGCCTACAATGTTATATTTGTCCTGTAGCTTGCCCTCTTGGAGCACAAACCATACAGCTTTAGCTACGTTGTCGGCATGGATGTAGAAGCGGCTGCCTGCCTTAGTCTTGTCAGCGTTGGCGTGGATGATGACCTTCTCACCCTTAAGCACCTTGGCCACGGTCATAGGCACAAACTTCTCGGGGTGTTGTCGCGCACCGAATACGTTCATAGTGTGAGTAACCATTATGGGCAGGTTATAGGTGTTCCCATATGCCAGGGCGAGCTCTTCCCCGCCAGCCTTAGTCGCTGAGTATGGATTGCCCGAGTTATATCGGTCCCACTCCTTGTATAGAGTATTTCCGGGGGCAGGTCCAAACACTTCGTCAGTTGAGAAGTACAAGAATGCTTTCAGGTTCTTTTGCTTGCGAGCGAACTCCAACATGTTGTATGTACCAACCACGTTCGTCATGACGAATCGGCCCGGGTCAGTGATCGAGTTGTCTACGTGTGTTTCAGCGGCAAGGTGCAGGATATAGTCGTACTGCTTATTGACAATCTTGGTGTTTATGGGCTGAGTAATGTCAATGGCGAATATCTTGGCTATACCGTCAATCCGCTTGGGGTCGCCCGCGTATGTGTAGCAATCGAGTATGTCGACATCATGGCCTCCTACATCATCACGGCCTAAGTAGTTGAACAGTGCTGAGCCTATGAAGCCTAGGCCGCCTGTGATTAGTATGTTCATTGTATCCTCCTATAGATACTCTTAGTATGTAACCAAAAAAGACCCACTGTTGGGTCTTAGATGGTTTCCAAGTGGTTTACAGACTATGCTGCACTGCCCACCTTATACGTAACTTGACGATTCTCGTCCAACATCTTGTTGGCGTATGTAAATTTGTAGCCCACCGTAGCGTACTGGTTGAGTGGGTTCGAAGTGTCTTGTTCGCCAGATTTCTTGACGTACGTGTGTACGCCTCCGTCGAAGTCGACTACACCGAAAGCACCCTTAGCAAGCAAGTGAGTGCTATACACGTTTGCAGATCCAGAAGTACCAGATGTGGTTGAAGCGACATTAGTAGTTTCAACGAAGCGAGCTCCGCCGAACTTACCTACTTCACCATTCTTGATACCTTCAGTTGCTACATAAGTGTTAGCATTTACCCATCCGCCTGAAGCAGTGTCTGACTGTAAGTCATAGCTGTTTTGTGGGTGGATGACCCATACGTAGTAACCACCATCAAGTGGTTGTGCGTTTAGGTTTTTAAGGGTTACTACACCCTTACGAACTTCTGCACCGTTAAGTACGTCGCCAGCTGCAGTAGCTGAAAGAGCAGTTTTGCTGCCCCCGTATTTAACAGTTGTACCTGCGTCAAGCAGGATGCGGTCTAAAGCGTCAACAGTTCGTGCAGCTCGGAAAGATAGAGTGTCAACAGCAGCTTCGATTTCATCGTCGATAGAGGTCATCTGGATGAGGTCTGAAGTCTGTGTGAAGTCACCATACTGTGCAAGCTGTGCACTGATGCTTGTAGCGCTCAAGCCGATTGCTGTAGGTACTGTACCTTCAGTCAATGTAGCTGTGTTAGCTGCAAGGTCATTGCGTCGGAACCACTGAGCGATCTTACCTGAGTTTGCAGGTAAGCGTTTGCTTTGACCAAATTGGTGGAAAACTAACTGCTCACGCAATCGGTCCAACATAAGGCGGTCGTAGTATACGGCCATCTTTGGAGACAGAGCGGAAGTAGTTGTTAAGTTTGTTGTTGCCATTTGGTTTTAGTCTCTTGTTTAAGGTTTTATGTTTAGCGTGGGTCTGCTATTGGCAGAACTTCACGCATTTGGGCTGCGGAAAGGTTCTCTAATTTTTGATCCCCTATTCGTTCTGCCGGGTTGTTGGAGTGGACTGTGTAGCCACCTTCCTGTTCTTCTGGTTCTGACGTGCCGATTACCGCCTTAATGGCGTCCATCTGACGATGGATTGCAGCTTTTGCGTCATCTTCTGTTTGAACATCACCCCATGAAAGGTTGGATGGATTTTCAGCTACTAGTTTTCTAGCGGCTTCGCGGGCCTTCTCGTCCGGGTATTCGTTGATAAAGCGATCGCGCAAGGCTACTGCCTCTTGTTGTGCTCTTTCTTCGTCCCGTTGTGCAAGTTCTTCGCGGAGTCTTTCGACTTCACTTAGTTCTGCCAGGCGTGCTTCTTCTTTTTGTTTTTCGACCTCAGCCAGGGCATTACGCTTCTGGTTGAGTTCCATCTTGGCTTGGTCTAACTCTTTTTTGAGTTGGGCCGCGTCAAGGCTCTCCTCGCTATTAGTCTCCTTAGAGACGTTACTTTCTGACTCCACAACACTTGAGGAATCAGTAGCTTGGCTTTCCGTGATTCCCTGTGCTTGAAGGTCTTCATTTTCAGTTGGTGTAACTGTTTCGGGTTCTTGCATTTTTCAGGTTTCCTGGTTATTTGTATGGCGGAGTTATTGGCTCCATAAAGCCCAAAGGGGCTCTAAGAGACAACAATCGCCAGTACGTCTTCAGCTGGGACGATAAGTGTCTTATCAGATGGGAGTTCTTTTGCCTGTGTGGGGGCAAACTGTGATACGAGGATCACGTCTCCAACCTTGAAGTCTTTCACTTCTGGTCCAACTGCTAGCACTTCGGCCTTTAGGCTCTGAGGAGCAACCTCCTCGCCGAGCATAATGCCGCCGCTAGTTTTGTGGTCTTGTTTTACAGGTACTACCAATAGGCGTGAACCAAGTGGTTTAATCATCTCTTCCTCCTTTAACTAAGCTTTGAAATTTGGGAGAAGCTGATAAGCCTTTGCGTGTAGAGGATTTGAGCCGTCTCAATCCTTCCCCTACGCGTCATCAACTTATAGCGATACTCTCCACTAGGGTTGAAGTTACTCATGTACTGGTCGGCCCAGCCCTTCTTTATCTCGAATGAGTTATTTGCGTTGATCTCCCCTTGGGGTACCCTGCAAATATGTTGATTCCCTTTGTGTACAGCTGCCATACTAGAGCCATAGCGCTTGATCCGTAACTCAGGGTTACATTCTTGTAAAAGTTGTTCGTACCGGCTAAGTAACATTCTTCCCTCCTACTCTGTAGTATGTGCACTACTTGACAAACTGTTAGTCAGGGTGTATGGTGGG